ACTGCTACAGTTAACGGAATAAAAGATTCTTCAACTGAATTTTCACTGCGTTGTCTATATTTTTCAAAACTTTTATTGATAGATAGTTCATAGTGTTCGGGATCAAGTTCTACATCAACCATTTGACCACCTAAACGTAGTTCTATCTCTTTTGTTAAATCATCTCTCTGTGCCATATTAATATTTATCCGTTATAATAATCCGCAGTGTACTTGAGTAGTTGCTTTAACTCTTTGCTATTAGGCTCAAATACAGTTCTATATCTAGCATAGCTAGGCAAGTCATTTTTATATTGTTCTGGATTGCGTAACACTTGTTCTGGATTATCAGTATCTTTTATTTCGCTAGCAAGGTCACTGCCGTATGCCATAAGTTCATGCGGATCGCGTAAATATTCACGCATCCAATCTTTAGGATCTCCGGTTTTATTTGCTAACTCAGTGCCTTTTTGGTGACCACTTTTCATTTTGTTAACTCTATCCAACCCAATCTTAGTATACTGATTCCAATGGATAGTTTCGTGTGCAAGCATACGCATTACAATTTGTTTGAAAGTTTTTGGACCATACTTGCCTGCAAGATTCTTTGTAAACAAATACACTTGCATAAATTTACCATCTTTATCTATGCCAGCTTCTGCACTAATCCATTCATTTGGATCTTCACGTTCTTGGTCAACGGCAAAAAACTCTATAGGTAAATTGTTTTGATTGTTCGAGTTAAGTATTTCTTCTAGTTCGTCTATATCATCAACATCATTGCTATCGTCTAGGTAGTCTTGATACTCTTCGATACTGTCGTCTAGAATTTGCTCAACCTGACTCATAAACTTTTTGTCAGGTTCAACCCGTGCTTCTGCTATTACCTCAAATATCTTCATGCATGTATTTATTTGAATGCTTTGAGAATAATCGTATCGGCATTAAACCTGCCATTCATTTTAGTTTCAGTTGTTTTGAGATATCCAAACTGTGTTTTTAGTTTGTGTTTGGTAACTTTTTTCCAGTTAGGCAGTATTTCTTCTGGCTTACGAACTGTCTTTTGTACACTACGAGTTTCGCTAAAGTGTTGTAGTGTAGTTCCTTTAACTTTAAACTGTGCATGATCATCTGCATAGTAAATGCCTATCTTACGATTCTTTGTATTAAATACCACTACGGCAGTTGCATCAATAATCTCACTTGGATTAATACTAGCAATGCCAAAGTCTCCATCACTAGGCTTAAACTTGAGCTTCTTAACAAGCTCTTGAGCACTTTTAACTTTAGGTTTACGAACTGCACGATTTTGTTTTTGCTCGGCTTTCATAATATCAATAGCGTCATATAGTCGCTTGTAAAAGTCCATAAGTTCTTTTATTTGAGATTTGCTATATGTACTATAGCCTTCAGCAAGTTGTGCTTGCATATCGTCACGTTTCTTAGGTGTAGGCAAGTTAGCTAATTCTTGCAGTTCTTCGTAGCTACCACTATACCAATTTGTTACAAAACGTAAATGTCCAAGATTGATTTGATTTTTCTTAAACAGTTTGATTGGGTGTACATCTTTTAGAGGATTAGCTTTAGGATCACGCATCCAGTTATCAATCCATTCATCTAGTTCGCCTGTTTTTTCTTCAGCCGCTTCCTCTAAACGTTCTTGTATGCTAGGTATGTATACATTTTTTGTTGTAGCTTTTTTCTCTTCAACAATAAGTTTTCCAGCTTCTACAAGTTCAGTAATTTTAGGTTTGATGTAATCTGTCATAGGTGCAATGTCACCGCTTGTACCCGGACATGCTTGCCAGTATTCCTGTTCCTTAGGATTATAGTCAGGACAACCATCTAACAACATACGACAGTAGATACCTACTAATCCTTCATGTTTAGCAGCTTTCTTTGCATTTGAGATATCTGATCTACTGTAATCATTTTGTTTCATCCAAGTAAACAAATGTTCAATATTTTCATTGTGCTTGTAGTTCATATACCAGAAGTCGTTGTTGTGACGTTTCATCCGATGAAACTTATCGCCATCTAAATTTTCCCAGCCTTCAAAACCAGGTGCTTGCAGTCCACGTTTGCTGATACGCTTCAGTGGTGTTTTCTTCTTAACTGCTCGACCTGTAATTTTGTTTACTCTAGCCATAAGAGTCTCCTCAAAGTTTCTGTGTCTACATAATAGTATAACACTTTTTACTTATTTGTCAACCTTGTAAATCTACGAGTTTCCAAACTTTGTGTTTATATCTCCAGTGCTATCATCATAACAGTATCCGTCTGTTGCATTGAATTCTACTTTAATTGTTTCTAAGATAAAGTTGCATTGTTCTAATGTTTGTAGACCGTAGACAGCCGTTGCATCTAATGTCATATCCATGTCAGTTGATAATAGTAAGAATATGAATATTGTCTTCACTGGTGTTCCCTTCGAAGTTTTCTTACTAATATAACACCGTTTGCTTATTTGTCAACCTTGTAGATTCACGATAAATAACTGTATGCCAAGATTAAGTTTATATAAACCGACCAAAACTAACGATTATCACTACATGGATAACTCTATCCGTGAGCAGTTTAGTATCGGAGGTACCGGAGTTCATGTACACAAATACATAGGACCAGCAGTAGGTAATGATAAGAATGACCCCAGCCAGCCCAACTATCTCAGTGGAACAGAAGTAGATCCACTTAGTGGAGAAGAAGTTAACGTAGGCGGCGTTATAAACGAAACAAAAATACAAGACTTGCTGTTTATGGAAAACAGAGACCGCAAGTATGACCAAGACATTTATGAATTACGTGGTGTCTACAATGTTCAAGATACAGATTTTGATCTAACACAATTTGGATTGTTTTTAAGCAACGATATGTTGTATATGACATTCCATATGAATGAAATGGTTGACATTGTAGGAAGAAAACTAATGCCTGGTGATGTATTAGAATTGCCACATCTTAGAGATGCACTATTGCTCAGTAACGATAGAAAAGCTATTAACAAATATTATGTTATTAACGATGCTAACAGAGGTGCTGAAGGATTTAGTCAAACTTGGTATCCACATATTTGGCGTGTTAAACTAAGCCCACTTACGGACAGTCAAGAATACTACGATATACTCGGCGACAGTGATGATGCAAACAGTCTCAAAAATGATCTTAGTACATATAAAACAGAATTTAATATTAGCGATGCAATTATTTCTGCCGCAGATGCTGAAGATCCGACTGGAACAAGTTTAACAGATCATTTGTTTGGGTATGATGATGCTACAGCCGGAGGAATTGTTAACAAAGATGAAAGTTATAATCACGGCGAATCTATTAGTACTGGAGATCAATTTCCAAGCGGTCCTAGCGAAGGCGAGTACTTTATTAGAAATGACTTTAGCCCAAATAGATTATTTGTTCGAAGAGGTAGTAAATGGCATAGACTGTATGATAATATTACCGACAAAACATGGACAGATAGAACATATAATGCAAGTGGATTTATTAATAATTCAGACCGTACTACAATAGTAGACAATCAAGAATTTAAAGAACAACAGCCAATGAGCCAAGTAATTAAAACAAGAGCGGATAATACATAATGGCATACCAAGCTAGCAAAATCACAGCGGTTCCTTATTTCTACGACAAACAGTTGCGAAGATATATACAACAATTTATTCGTATTTTTGCTGGCTTTCAAGTTGCAATGCACAGCGATGCTGAAGGTAATGTAGTTTATCAAACTGCACCTGTACGCTATGGTGACGTTAGTAGAATGGCGGCACACATAGTAAGAGAAAATTCTGAGAATATGACACAGACAACACCATTTATTAGTTGTCATGTAACTGGACTTGAAACCACACCTGATCGAAGAACATATGCACAATACGAAGAGAATGTGCCAGTTATTGAAAAACGCTTTGACGAAGCGACAGGTTCATATACAAACGAACAAGGAAATTCTTACAGTATTAAAAGACATCAACCTGTTCCTTACAATTTAACTATGCAAGTAGATGTGTGGACATCAAATACAGAACAGAAATTACAGTTGTTAGAACAGATACTAGTATTGTTTAATCCTACACTAAACATACATACTAGTAATAATTCTCTAGATTGGAGTACGCTTAGTTATGTTGAACTAATAGCAAGTACATGGAGTGTTAGAGCAATTCCTAGTGGTATTGATGATATTATTGATATCAGTACAATGACATTTACTATGCCTGTACTAATTAATCCACCAGCAAAAGTTACAAAACAATCTATTATTCATACTATCATTGACAATATTGACGATGTTAACGATGCCGGACTTGCAGCACTTAGAGCAGGAGGCGACTATAGTCCACTATTCACTAGCTACAAAGTTGTTACATTAGAAAACTTTAAGATGGCATTTTCAATGGATGCTAGCGGTGCAGGTACTGCACAATTACTAAACAGAGGCAATACAAATTTAGGTACAGACGGCAATCCATTAAATTGGGTAGAAGTATTTAAAGGATTTGGAGAATTTAGAGATGGCATAAGTCAACTTAGATTAAAGCAAACTAATAATCCAGCTGTAACTACAGGCGATATAATAGGAAATATTACAGTTAATAGTGTTAATACTAATTTACTAGATATCACAATGGATAGTAGTACATTTCCAACTAATACACAACCTGCAGTAGATGCGGCAATAAACCCACAAACGAATACACCAGGCGACGGAACTTTATCTGCGGCAACAGATGGCGACAGATATCTGCTTACAGAAGACGTAGCAGGGGGTGCAGGCTGGTTGGGCAGTGCAGCCAAGAAGCACGACATTATACAGTATGCACAAGGATCGAATCAATGGAATATTACATTTGATGCAAGTGTAAATGGATCAACAGTACAGCATACAACAAACACAACTACAAACGACAGATTAAAGTACAATGGCACCGAATGGGTGAATGCTTTTGAAGGGACTTACAATAGCGGATTTTGGCGCATATACCTATAATGATACCTAATTCATTACCTTACTTCGACATACCTTGGGGGAATAACGAAGATAGTCGAAGTACCAGCACACAGTTTCATGCAACTGACAGTGAAACATTACTTGAACAAAATTCTAAAATTTTAAGAGATACAAATTGGCGTGGGTTAAATCAAAGTATCAAATATACTTTTAACAATAAAGGATTCAGATGTAATTTTGACTTTGATGATGATTTTAATTTTTCTAATTATATAGTAGTATTAGGTTGTTCGCATGTTACAGGAGTAGGATCACCAATGTCAGAAACAGTAACAGAACAATTATCTAAAATTACAAATTACCCTGTAATTAATATGGGTGTTGCTGGAGCAAGTAATAGTCTTATATTTCAAAATCTTGTTTGGATATTATCTAGGAAATATAAACCTAAGAAAATAGTAGTACTATGGACTTCGTTATATAGAGATACAATATATACACACAAAATGAAACGAATACAAATAAATGCAAGTCGAAAAGATAATTATTCGTTAGAAAGAAAAGAATTTTCTAACTATATGTTACCTGCATACGTTACTGATTATCTAGAACGTATTTCACTATCTCATTTTGAGATGGTAAGTCATATGAATAACATCGACGTTTATGCTTTTAATTTTTTTAATCATAGAGATTATCAAAGTATAGAAAACAAACACTTAGAATCTACATTCTTAGACAAGTTTAGCTTTGGAAACGAAGAATTTGACCTTCATTTTAAAGAACGGCGGAATGCAGAAACCAAAGTATTCAGCGGAGAAATTAATTTAGATACATTCTTAGATAGTTGGTTTGGTAGAGACCTTCAAAACTTAGATCCAAATTTAAAACAGTTAGGCGCACTATTTGCACACTATGGACCAATCACAAATAATTGGATTGCAAATTTTATTACAAGTAAGGTAATGTAAATATGATACAAGCAAGCGGCTGTTGTTTTCTCGCTTTAGACACAGGCAGAATAATGTTACAGCAAAGAAGCAAACGAAGCAGTCATCCACTAACTTGGAGCTTTTGGGGTGGTAAAGCTGAGAATAACGAACGTCCTATTGAGACACTGCTCAGAGAATGTAGAGAAGAAATAGGTATACTGCCAGACATTGCCAAAGTGCATCCACTGCATACATTTTTGAGTGACGACGATAAGTTTACCTATAACACATTTTGTATTACAGTATTTGAAGAATTTATACCCAGTTGTAATCACGAAAGCAGTGGATATAGTTGGGTAAGCATAGACTGTTGGCCCAAGCCGTTGCATAGAGGTGCAAAGGTTGTATTATCAAATAAGCAACTGGTAGATAAACTAGTAACTATATACGAACGTGAGCGAGATCAAACAGACTTGCCAAATTGGTTAGATAGTTTTTAGAATAAATCTTTAACAAATCCATTTGATAGATCAATTTCTTTATTATGTGTAAAAAAATCTGTTAACCGTTGTGTTAATATGATATGATTTTCAGGACTAAGATGACAATCTTTGGTGTCTTGTTTATTGTTATCGTCTAACCATTTTTGCTTTTTATCACTTCCCCCATGTTCATGTAAATCAATGTTATATAAAGAACCGTCCAAACATGTGTGTAAATGATTCCATTCAAAACATGGTATAATAGCTAATCGTAAATTTTTTCTCTGTGCAAATATATGACACCAAGCTATCATATTTTCAAAATCTATAAACTTACTTTCATTATTATCATCTAAATAAATATAGTATTGCTCAATTGCTTTTTTATGTTTTTTATCTATATTATCAAATATAACTTTAGCGTTGGTATATTGAGGTTCATCAAAGAAAAACCACTTTCTAGTATAGCTAGTAGTAACTACAACTAGATAATCATTTGGTTTCATATGAATACTATTTTTCTTTATCTCATAACATATATAAGTATTTGCACATCCATATTGTCCTATCACCGAAGTAGTGTCAACATCTAAACTGTTACCTAATAGGTATGGCCAGCCTTTTGTATGATCAATCCATTGTTTTGTTTTCATATTTGGCATGACATAACTATCACCGACAATCCATAAATTAGGTTTCATTTTGACTATCACCTTTTGCAATTCTAAAATTATCTTCTACACTGTCTGGTGTACTTACTTCTATAATAACGCAATCGTTTTCCATAGCTACTAATTGGTGAGGCAACATAGGTTCGTTACGCCAAGTGTCTCCTGTTTTTAGAATATGTGTTACTGATTCAGCAGTTGTAAGATCTATTAGATGTAGTGTAAAACTACCTTTTAGTACATACCAACTTTCATCCTTTTCTTTATGGAAGTGTAAACTAAACTTTGCACCTTTGCGATCAAAAAACATTAGTTTACCACAGTACTTGTCATTGGTTGCCCAAATAAGTTCTCTTCCCCAACCTTTTTCTTGTACTCCGTCAAGTTGTGTCATTATTAATCCTTTGTATTGTATTTGTTGTACTGTAATATTTTACAGTTGGTATAATTACAACATCAGCCAATTTATTACCAACAACTGTGTCTACTGTATAATCTCCGCCTTTTGTAATTATATCCGGTCGTACACGTTGTATTAGTTCCAATGGAGTATCTTCATCAAACAGTATTACTTCGTCAACAAAGTCCAAACTTTCTAACATAATTTTTCTATCAGTTTCGTTATTAATTGGTCTTGTTTTACCTTTAAGACGTTTGACACTACAGTCTGTATTAACACCTACTACTAGCCAGTCGCCTAATTGTTTACTAGCACGAAGCATTTCAACGTGCCCTCGATGCACAATATCAAAGCAACCGTTAGTAAACACTTTGGTACGTTCTACATCTTTTTTAGTTAGTATATATGTGCCAGTATGCTTAACACTTTCTGTACTTGCACTAACCGCTATCTCTAAACATTTTCTATAACTGTATTCTTTAGTAAGAGCATAAACAAATCCTGCTATAAAACAATCTCCAGCGCCTGTAACATCACTTACTTCAACTGATTCAACTGGAATCGTATACTCAATATTATCTATTGTAGCACTTACACTGTGTCTTGCATCAGTAGTAATAATATTACCTTGCCATTGATCAAATTCAAACTTGGTGTATTCGCTGTTATTAGGTTTTACTAACCATGCGCCTTCATAGTTTTTGGCGTAGCGTTTAGGATCTACAATAATTTTACACCCACATTTGTTTATGTGTGCAATAATTTCTTTAGCGTTGTCTAGCACACCTTTGTCGTAGTCGCTGAGAATAACATAATCCCACTGAGAGAAATCACTACGCAATACATTATTAAGCACAGCATTTGAATCTGCATGTTTATCATCGTCTATTCGTGTAATATAATGCCCGTCACATATAATGCGTGTCTTAATACTACTAAGTTGTTCAGTTTGCAATAGTGTTGCATCGACACCTAAACTTTTTAAATTTTCGTATACAAGAGCGGCTCCTCCTGGTGTTTCAACTGTATGACCGTATGTTACGACAGGCACAGGTGCTTCAGGACTTATTCTAGTGCTTGTGCCATAGATATATTTGTCAATAATTACATCACCAAATACTAATACTTTCACAAATTATCCTCTACAAATTGTTCGGGTGTAATAAACTTATAGTTGCCGATTCTATCTAGCAAATTATTATTATCACTACAGGTGTACATTTGATATATGTTACGAAGTTCGTTTGGCACTTCAATATATTTTATCGATGCATTGTATTTGTCTGCTATTAGCTCTCCCCATTGATGAAAGCTATATGTACTACCTGTTCCTAAGTTACTTATAAAGCTAACATCTTGTGCATGTGTGTCATACATAATTTTTACCACATCGTCAACACAAATAAAATCTCTAAGCACATTGTGACTATTATCAAACAATTCAATAAACCCATTGACTTGTGCTTGGTATTTAAAGTTTGTATAAGGACTAGCCTGTTGTGCAGAGACCTTATGTGATTCTCTATTACCATATACATTAAAGAAACGCCAGCTTTGTATCTTAGACGTTTCCATATAATTTATAAGCATATTGTCACATATCATTTTGGTTGCGGCATACATGTTTTTAGGTGCTTCATTTTCTGAAGATTCTTTATTACTAGTATTATCACCGTATACACTAGCACTACTAGCAAAAACTATATCATCGCAATTTTCAGCTAACTCTCTTGTATATGCAACATTGGATTGATATATACTATCCCAGTCACTACTACTAGTTTTACTATTAGCACCAAAGTGCCACAGTGTACAGTCACTAAGATTCATATTTAACAATTCACTTGGACTAATAAAGTCCATAAACTCTAGTCCTGCTAAGTTAGCTACTTTATTAATACTTAGAGTATCTACACAAACAATGTCTCTAATATTATTCTTGTTTAAATGTGCTACCATATTGCTACCAATAAAACCAGCCGCACCTGTTACTATATGCATATAAGACTCCTATATTTCTTAATTATACTGTAGGAAGAATGTCTTGTCAACAATTAACTATAAATATAATTATGTTAAAGTACATAAAGCAATGGATCAATCATGCCAATGAAACACAAAAAGAACTTAATGAAATGGGAATTACAGTAATATATTCTCCAGTGCCAATGAATCCGATACAGCCGTTTTATATAGACAGAGAGCGTTATAAGCAATACATAAATGATAAACAAAAACAAATTTCAAAGTGTAATAACCAATCTAAAAGCTAGTGGTAATTATAGAGTATTCAACGATATACTCAGAGAGCGTGGAGAGTATCCACAAGCAATTTATTACGGCCCTTACAATATTAAAAATATTGTTAACTGGTGTAGCAATGATTACTTGGGCATGGGTCAACACAAAGTAGTACTAGATGCTATGCACACTGCACTTGATCAAACTGGTGCGGGCAGTGGCGGTACTAGAAACATAGGTGGAACCAGTCATTATCATGTTGCATTGGAATACGAACTGTCGAAATTACACAACAAACCGTCGTCTTTGTTATACTCCAGTGCTTATGTTGCCAACGAATGGACACTTATAGCACTTAGTAAAATAGTAAAAGACATTGAGTTCGTAAGTGACAGTAAAAATCATGCTAGTCTTATACAAGGTATACGTCACAGTGGTGCACCAAAGCATGTGTTTGAACACAACGACATGGATAGTTTAGAACAAGCACTAGAACAAGTACAAGGCACAGCCTGCATAGTTTTTGAAAGTGTATACAGCATGGATGGATATACCAGCAAACTAAAAGATATAGTTGCACTTGCTGAAGAATATCAAGCTATAACATATTGTGATGAGGTACATGCTGTTGGTCTATATGGAGATACTGGTGCCGGATATTTGGAAAAACTTGGACTACAAGACCAAGTAGACTTTGTAAATGGAACACTGGGCAAAGCATTTGGTTGCCAAGGTGGATATATTGCAGGTGACGATGTTGCTATAGATGCAATACGAAGTGTAGCAAGCGGATTTATCTTTACCACAAGTTTGAGTCCTGTTATATGTGCAGGTGCATTGAGTAGTATAAAATATTTGCGTAGTGAGCATGGAGTAGAGTTGCGTGAACAACATCAGAATCGTGCAACAAGACTAAAGAAAATACTTAAACATAAAGATATAAACATAATAGAAAATAATACACATATCGTTCCTGTTGTAATAGGAGATCCTGTGCGTTGTAAACAAGCCAGTGACACATTACTGAATGATCACAACATTTATGTACAGCCAATTAACTATCCAACAGTGCCAGAAGGCACAGAACGTTTGAGATTTGCACCAACACCAATGCACAGTAACGCAATGATTAGTGATCTTGCAGAAAAATTAGAGGAAGTATTATGAGCGAAATATGGGATAAACTTATCGATTGCGAACAAAAGATTATTGCAAAATGTGCTAGTTTAGGCACAGAAAATTTTGATGATCCAGAGTTTGATTGGCTTAATAAAGTATACAAAGGTGAACATTTTAGACGAGCACATATAGATAGTGTAGATGCTAGAGACTCAAAGGGTTTGTATATGACTCATATATGTGTGTTTCCAAACTTCGACAATGATTCACCTATATATGGGTTTGATATTATTGCAGGAAAAAACAAAGTTACTGGTGCTTTCCATGACTATTCTCCTACAGTAGATTGGCATCATCCTATGTGTTTGTTGTTTAGAGATTGTGTACAAGATTTAGAATGGAAAAAACAACGTGAACTACCTTCGTGGGCTCAAGCAATATTCAGTAAACATATGGTTGCCGCAAGTAATGTAAAAGCAGACGAAATGGATCAGGTTGTTACTATGGCATTAGATAACTTAGACATGTACTTTGAAGAGCTACCTAAATATACAAAAGCTCAATATAACCAAAGTTTAATAAAAGATCAGCAAAATAGATACTGTCATTATCAAAAACAAAATCCACATACACCCAAAGCTATGGAAGCACTAGGACTAGATCCTGTCGATATTAGACATTTCATTGAGGAGTGTCTGTTTCCTGAGATTTAACTTTATCTTTGAACTCAGGTTTTTTCTCACTATTTGGATTGCCGTCAACAGTTGTAGGATCAAAATCATCTGATTCCTCAGGTGGCGGAGGTGTTTTGTCTTCTAGTATTTCCATATTATAGATTTGTGCTAATTTAATTGTTAACCACTCTTGTTTATCAATATTCCATAATACTACACTACATTCTGGGTCATATCTTGCTTCTTGAGGTTCATGTGGTGCTAGTGTGAGTTTAGGCTCATGTGGTATCTTTTCTGGCATTAAAGTAACATTTACCCCTCTAATTAAATTAGGATCTTCGTATTCGTTTGGTCTATTAGGAATTTCTTGATCAACTTTATAGTCTAAAATACAATCAAACCTTTTAAGTTTATCCATTATCCAATGTTGATCGGCATACCATTTTCTAAAATTTATATTCCACATGTGATGTATTCTCCTTATGTTAAAATGTCTCCATTCTTGTCTATCATTGTCAAAAGCAAACATCCATGGATCATTGTTATATATATTATTTTTTGGAATATTATCTCCAGTTGGGGTCAAATCAGATCTCAAAGTAATAACTTGACCTTTTACAGTTTGTTCAGGCTGATTAATCCTCAAATCACTGCCTATCATATCAATATGATCATCTTCTTTACTATTTGGTTCAATTCCTCCAATATCGGTATAAACAATATCTTGTTCTAATAGATATATAAAATGATTTTTATACTCATTTATTCTTTCATCTGGGATCCATTCTTCACACTCTTCGGGATATTTCTCAGCAAAGTCTAAATCATTCATTGTATGTCGATCAATTTCCCATTGTCTCCACCAGTTATTAACCCAACTATCTACCATAACATCTACTTCAGGCATATAATTTTTATCCCAAGGCGGGCCTTTTTCTGTTTCATAATCAAATTTTAATTCATACCAATGGGGTTTTCTATATGTAGGATTTGGGTTATCTCTATGTATAGCATTTGGTCTATCTTTAAAATTTGGAACTTCAGGATCTACCCAAATTGACCCATTTATTTGATCTTCTTTTTTATACTTGCTCATTGTTTTTCACATAAATTAACTTTTTGTATTCTGGCAAATACAAATATTCTATATCACTATTCGACAATGTTCGCATTGCGTCTTCTAATGTTTCGACTAAAGGTTCTCCACCTAAGTTAAAACTTGTATTAAAAATGATCGGGCAACCTGTTTGTTTATACCATTCTTTTATTAAGTTATAGTAATTAGTATTCTCTTCTTCAGTTACAGTTTGTATTCTACAAGTGCCATCCACATGAATAATAGCAGGAATCTTCTCTTCAATTCCAGGTTGACACTTAACTGCATACATCATATGAGGAGTAGCTTCTATACCTTTGAGATCAAACCATTCATGTACATGTTCTTTAAGTATAGTACCTGCAAACGGTCTAAAAAATTCTCTGTGTTTAATAGTGTTTACATGATCTTTTCCGGTTGGATCTGTTGGATCGTATAGTATACTGCGGTTGCCTAATGCTCTAGGACCATTTTCACATCCACCTTGAAATATTGTAACAATATTTCTATCTTTGAGTAACTTAACAACATCTTTATTTGTTACATTATCTGTCAACACAACATCATCAAAATCACAAACTTTTTTTATTTCAGATTCTGAATAGTTATATTGTTGTCCTAAGTATATGTTATTATCTAATTCTATAAATTTTTCTGTCTCTTCTAAGTGTGCATATATTGCCGCTCCTAATGCAGTTCCTGCATCATTACTAACTGGCTCAACATATAAATTTATTCCTAATTCATTAAGTTTGTCAAGATAGAAATAATTTGCAACACAGTTTAAAGCATAACCCCCAGTTAATACAACATTTTTGCTATCACACATTTCAGATGCTTTGATAATAGCTTTAAGCATTTGTTCTTGTGTTTCTGTTTGTACTGCATATGCTAAATCTTTTGCTAACTGATGATCATATTTGTTCTTACCTTCTCCTCCTGTTTCTTCATGACTGTATTCTACTATTAAATTTTGATTGACAGTTGCACCATTAGGGTAACTAGGAACAATTATATTCCTATCACTCAATGGCCAATATTTGGATTGTCTTTCATCCATAAACAACTTGTTTATATCTTCATTAGGTTTTCCGTATGGAAATAATCCCATAGTCTTACCTGCTTCTATACTTTGCCAACCACAAAAGTCAGTTACTGCTTCGTATGTTTTTACAATTCCTGCATGATCATGTAAGAAAGCTTCATGTTCATTGGTCCCTTCTCTACGCATAAAGTTAGTAGCTGTCATGTGAAATGTTGAAGAGAGTATAGGATCTCTGGAACCTATACTTTTAAATTTAGTATGTATAGGATTTTTTCTTTTCTTATCACCATCGAAAATAGTTTCTACTTCCCATCCAATGGTGGCTCCTTGTCCTTTATGACTACTTAATCCGTCCGTAATAGGTAAAAAGCTACCAGCACCATCTACTACAAGTATTGCCGCTTTATCAAAGTTGCTTTTACTAAATGCGGTATAAGCATGTAACTTATGATGTTCTAATCCATAATCATAAATCTGAGGATGTTCGTCTACAATACCAACATCATATCTTTCGCTTGATATTAGTCCAATTTTTCTTAAAAATCCTGCAAAAACATTTTCTCCGGTGTATTCTAATTTACCGTGTTCTCCTGTATGAGGAGTAATAGGTTGTGTATGTGCTATCCCAACTGCATCTAATTTTTTGGTATACTTTAAAACTTCCATAATGCTACGCAACGGAGCACCATCATACTTTTTTCTAGTATAGCGTTCTTCTTCTGTACAAAATACTACTTTACCATTTTTTAAAAGGCAAACACCACCATTATGCCCTCTTGTTATACCTAGTATCCAGTTTGTGTCTTTTTTACTTTTTAGTTTTTTGTTCATGCTTAGGTTTTACTCCTGTCATTATTTTTACTGATTTAACAATACGATCAATACATCTATACTGATCTTTAAAAGATAAACACCGATCATTATTTCTTTCAATTACATCATCGTATGTTAATCTAATGGGACTATATTGTCTTTTATCTTCGTCAAAGTCGATAATATCAACTTTTGTATTATTTAAATAACTTGTATTAATAGGAAATGTACTTCCAAATATAACCGTACTAGTAGTGCCACAAGCTACTGCCATATGTTGACCTACACTATCAATACCTAAAAAATGATCTGCTGCTTCAATCACACTTGCCCAATGCCTGAGTTCGAGTTTAGGAGTTGCTACTGTATCTACGCATCCTCTAGATTTCCAATCCATTTCAAATTCTGACATCATAATTACACCAAAATCATTCTTTTGTAATTTTTTTACAAGTTCTATTGTATCCATTATATCTAAGCTACGTCCGCCACTATCATGAACAAAGCCTGCGGTTTCTTTGGCACCTCTACCGAAAGGTTGTAATACTAATACTTTATCTTTTTTAGTTTTCTCTTTAACATCGTTTACAAGATGAAATGCATTTACTTCTTCGTCTGAACTAAAATGCATACTAGGTACAGCTAGCTCTCTGATACCTTTGTTATTTATTTCTATATCATATGCTTGTGATAAACTACATTTTTGATTGTAGTATTCCCATACTCGATAAGGTTCTGTTCCTATACATCTTCTATCACGTATTTTTTCTTCAAATAAATTTGGCGTGTCCATTGTATATGAACGTTTATGTAATAAAGGATGTCCTCTAATTAAATCAAACCAAGACTCGAGTATTACTATAAAATCATCTTCTGGGTTCTCTTTGTGATAAAGTTCTAAAGCTGGAATAGCACATAGTACTCTTCCAGCACCTCCGTTAAAGAAAAATGCTGTGTGTTTTTTCATGTGACCTCATTTATATAGTTTTTCAATATTATGATATACTATATATGACTAGTTGTCAACTATTATTATTCAGGAAATGTAGATCCTTGAGCAAGGGTCGCAAGATTTGGGAATTCAATTTCGTTCAATCTAGGATGTGTTAATGCTAAATCGGTATCAATTACCTCGTAAACTTCAAGTAAATTTTTATACTTAGCTTTAGCCGCTGCACTTACTGTGTTATCATAGATTTTTCGAAGTGCAGACATTTTTTCTTCACATTGTTCTTGAATTGATTCTGTAGTTGCCCATTGTTCAGTTCTTACGAAGTTAATAGTACCGTCTGTGTCAACAGTAGTATTAACAATACTAAAAGTATGTCTTGTATCATCATCTACAGGATTTCTATACTGCATTTTATACGTTGACCCATCTTCTAATGTTATTTCTTTTATTAGAGTAATTTGCCATACATTAGTATGTCCACGACATCCCATCAACATATCCATAAAAATAATATCATTTGCATCACTCTTATCTAAGATATGCCATGTGCCGCCTTGTGGTGCAGTTTCTTCAATATCATCTACACTACTAATATCTAAATCTTCGTCATCTGCAGGTACTCTACTAATATCGTAAAAGTTATTTTTATTTCTAGCTGATTCAGGTAAAATATTAATTAGTATTTGATTTGGACCTATATAACTACCTGTTACATCTTTAAGATCATCAGCTTCGTTACTAGGATTTAAGTAAACTTTTCTGCTTTTATATGTAAAACTTGTTGCCATTTGTCATTCTCTCCTAGTTATCATAACTTATTAAAACTACGCCCGGTGCTCCGCAAGCACCATAACAGCACCCGCCTCCACAGGCTCCGCCGGATCCAGCGCCACCTCCTGGTATCATACCGTTACATCCGCAATAAGCCCAATTACCAGCTTGGTGACATTTTTCAGTTTGGAAACCACCAGCATAACTGGCTCCACCGCCTCCTCTAATGCAACTTACGTTACATTGGCCACCTAATCTACTAAATCCTAATGCACCTCTTCTACTTACAAAAGTATTATTAGAGTCAGTTGTGCCACTGGTCATACAACCACTACTACAACAACTATTACCAGTAGGAAATTGGGTTGTAGCATTTGAGTCTCCTCCGCCACCGCCGGATGAGGCGCCTCCAGTGAAGCCTGAAAATGGGCTACCAAATTGATCTTGTCCACCTTGAGTAAATGGAGTATTGACGTTCTGCCAACCAGTGTATTGATTTCCGCCTGTTCCACCAGTGGCTCCACCACCACCACTACTTGCATTAAAATCCATTTCTGGGTTAACATCTTGCATATAATTTGGTGTACCACCATAGTTACAACAAGCACATCCTGGTTGTCCGCCACCTATACAAGTACAAAAAGGTCCTGTGCAGTCAGTAATTTTACTAAACTGTCCTGGTGCACCATCACTAGATGGAGTTTGACAATAACATGTACATCCACAATAACATATAGTTCTAGCACTACCACAGCTAAAGTTAGTCATCCGCTGACTACCGTAATTGGCTCCACCGCCGCCTCTACAGCCCCATTCACAACAACAGTTGTTGCCTGATCCAGCGCCTTGTCCCCACATTTCTCCTACCCAAGTAGTAGCACTGCTTGGGATACAGTAACAACACGCACTACAGCATGACCATGTATATGCTTGACCGGTAGTTCCATGGGTGGTACGGGTCAGTGTACCAGTTCCTGCCGCTCCGAAAAAATCTTTAATACTTGCCATTTTCTTTCCTTAATCCTTTGTTATACTTATTTATACATTTTTTATCTTATAGTAGATTAGTAATTACCCAACCGTTGGTAGCATCCATATACACAAGCTCTAGTGCAGTTTCACCGTAATCAATATCTAAATCATTTTCTTGTCGGTGTATTACACTACCGTTCCTGGCTACTGTGATATTATATGTGTCAGCTGTACCACTGCCGTCAATAATCATTAAAAAGTCACCTGCACTCGGACTAGCTGGTAATGTTACAGTGACTGCGGCTGAAGTATCTACTAGATATGCACTTCCGCTTGCCGCTGTAAAATCAGCACTCTTAACTTCATATTGGTATCCACCTGAAGCTGCTGCCCATTCTGGTATTCCGCCAGCGGATACAGTCAATGATTCAGCGGCATTACCAATACCTAGTCTGGTTAACTTACCACCTGCGTTTCTATAGTATACATCTCCTGTTGCATCACTACCTAAACTTGTTGTTACTGTACTAATTGCAGCTCCATCTCCTAATGTACCACTTGTTACTGTACCAACTGTAGTAATGTTTGATCCAGTCCTTGCATCTACATAAGTTTTGACAGCTTGTTCCGTTGGTACTGCTAAATTACTATTTCCGCTAAGTGTGCCGTCTGCACTAAATTCGTTAATTGATTCACCTAACTGAGCACCAATACTACCCAATCTCAAACTTGTAAGACCAGCTAGGTCAAATGCACTGGCATCCAATGTAGCTCTACCTGTAGCTTGATCAACTCTAAAGTAACTACCAACTCTAAAGTTACCATCTTGGTCTGTACTTACATAGTAAACACGACCTGGATATGTCTCTGTAACTTCGTTACCTTGTGAAGCCGCTTGTGTTGGTTCACCTGGATAGTTAGTGGTTGTTTTGCCACCTGTACCAATACTTAGAAAGTCATGTCCTGTTAATCGTACTTGGCTATAGTTATATCTAATTTTAAATTTTTGTCCATAATATGTTGCACTAGTGTTTTGTTTTTCAGTAGCTAGTGTAACTGTGCAAGTACCTTTTAGTACTGGGTCTTGTGTTTGCGTATATCCACTCACTGCCGTAATAATATAAGTTAATGCATCGGCACCATAATTGGGTGTTTGTACAATATCTGTATTATCTGCTGGGTTATATGTTGTATTAGTTAAAAACTCAATACTAGCGCCTGCTCTAGGTTCTTCTGGTAGTCCTGCTAATACTAGTGCAAAACCAAACTGTCCTTGGTTTGCATCTACAGTTAATAGCGTAGCACTTTGACCGTCTTGTGCAGTAATAGTTGTATTATTTACATAAGGATAAGTGTATATACCTGAAACTGTATCACTGTCAGCAACTGTTGTACTATGCTGAGTCGCTGCAGTGTATTTAATTAATGGGTTATATGTAGTTGAACTAACATTGTTTGCTGTTGAACTAACATATGTATGAGCATATGTTTCATTTGTTGGTGATTTTCCAACATTAACAGTAATAGTTGTTCCACTAACTGTGATTACTTTTACATACCAACTTGTATTTGCAGGATCACTGCTTCTAGGATATGTATGATTTGTTGCATTTGCATCTTTAGTACAAGTAAATGTTACACTGTCAGTGTCAATATGTACAAAATCACCTGCTACTAAACTGTGTGTTCCGATAGTCAATACTAAAATACCAGTTGTTCCGTTATATGTTCCAGCACTTGACGTATAAGGTGTTGTACCTCCCATACCCGAGTGATTAACACAAACTGGAAATAAATCACTAGTAGATCCAACTAGCCATACTTCTCTGCTAGTTGCAGCATTGAATCCTGTATTATATGCGGCTAAGTCAGCTTGCTTTACTCCATCTAAGTAATATTCCACAGCATTACCTGTGAGTCCAGTTGCGGCATCTTTAGTAGGATTAAATTCTGTACCACCCCCATGTATACCATCTGCTGTAGTACTAAAGTAAAGTGGGTGTCCGTTATTTGTAATATCATTTTGTTCAAAGATATACATTCTGTGTTTAGTATCTAATTTAAGTGTCGGAAGTTCTTGTCCATCAAATCGATATGTATTTCCACCATGATCATTTTGTACATGAACCTTAATTGTTTTTCCTGTATAACCTTTTTTGTAATCATTTAATACCAGTCTATGTTTGGTAGCTGGATTTAAGTTTGTCTGAATATTTGCAACTGTAGATGTTATCAACCCGTGATCAATTATGTTACCGCCGCCAAATGCTGTACCTGTTAATACTCTTTCAGCAGTACCACCGCTGGTATAAGTGCTGAAAGCAGTACCATCTAATGTTGTTGTTAATCCTGCATCTGTATAAAGTTGAACTGTGTTTGCTGTAACATTGTTAGCATAATAAGTGTTTCCGTTTAATTGTGTCATACCAACTACACTACTAATATTTTGCACTGTATCACCGTTTGAATATCCATGTCCTGTCATTGTTATAACCACAGGATTAGCTCTTGTAGCATCGCTGATTGTTTCGGTAACAATACCCCAACCTGCTACACTTCTTGTATCAAAGTAGTTTGTTAAGTCTGAATTGGTACATATTCTAAAAGTAGTACTATTAACTACATCTGCATACCAAGTTCTATTGTACATGCTTGCTGTAGTATGGCTTCCTAGTAGTTGTTGCCATGCACTTGGTGATACACCGCTGAATGCAATCATATCGCCTTCAGCTAATCCATGGGCACCACTTGTTACTACTGTACATTGTTGTTCATTTGATACACTTGCAATAGCTACTGTAGCTGTTGCACCATATGTTATTGTGTCGCCAACTGTAAATCCGTCTGGTGTATTAAGTGTACTAGCTGTATATTCAACTGTATCACCGTACATATATCCACTAAGTGGAACTTCTGTTGTATCAAAACCAGCACTAACAGCACCGTAAGTACCATAACTGTTGTTTCCGTTCAATGCACGGATTTTACCGCCTCCTGTTGCAACATATCCATAATCATTGTAGTAAGTAAAGCAAGAAACAATCTCACTCAATCCATTGTCTTTAATCCAAAAACCAATACCACCATCATGTACTTGTGTAAATGTGTGAAACACCATACTACCCGCTGTGCCTGCGGCAACTGTTGATCCATCAACAATAGCACCAACACCACCTGAACTAAATGCACTTGATTCTTTGATGTAAGGTGATTTAAGTAAATTTGCACCAGCTTTTAATCTAAAATAACAACCTTTGATTGTTGCTGTTGAAAGATCCAACGGAGTTCCAATTTGAAATCCTGTTAATCCTTTTAATAGTAGACCTTCAATCATTACACCGCTGTCTACATAAAACATTGTTTCTTCTGTGTTTGGTACACCGTTATCGCCATTACCAGCGGCTGGTTGAATGATACAGTTACGCTGACCATCACCAACAATAGTAACATTAGCTGGTATAGTAATTGGAAGTACTTCGCTGTATGTTCCGTCTTTGATAAAGATTGTAGCTGGTGTTCTGTTTACTGTATCTGCCGCAATATATGTACATGCATATTTTAAACTAGCAAAAGCATAATCAATCGCCTGTCCATGATTTACATCATCAGCACTACTGGTTGAGTCTTCTGCTACATAATAAATTTTATCATTGGCATTAGAGAATTGCCAGCTGTATGTTGCTCCATCTGGAGTTTGTAGATACTTACCTGCATTACCTGTTGTAGCTGGAAGCACATAACTAGCACCAACAACAAATACTTCCCAATAGTTGTTTGTGTTCAAATCTATAAAAAAGTCTGCGCCAGCTGTGTGATCTACTAGACAAATATATGTACTAACACTACTCTTAACAATATCATCTTTAAGATATTGTGTACCTGTAGTCCAGTTACCCATGTAGCGTATGCCACTATTAAATTTTTGCCATTTACCTGCGGCTAAATCAGTTGCAAATACTCCTGATGTGTGTCCAACTAGAACAATATATGTATTACCACCATAAGCAACAACATCGTTAATGGCATAATCAGTTGCTGTAGACCAAGTGCCTCTAGAATTTACACCTGTACTAAACTCATCCCATTGTGCCGTATTTGTATCTGGTTGGAAGCCAGTATTATCTGTCTTAGCTTTATAAACATTACCGCCATAACGTATAGTTTGTCCAACTAAATAAAGAGTTGAATTTGACCAAACACCTTGAAAGTCGTTACCATTGATAAAGTTTTCAAAATAAGCTGTTTGTGTTGGTAAATTACCCGTACTGTTAGCTATACAACGATAAATGTTTGCACCATATGCTACTAAGTCTCCTGGTGTATATGCTGTAGCGGCATTATAAACACCTTGTGGGCTAACGCCTTCAACAAACTTATCCCAAAATGTTGCGTTAGTTGGTAAATTACTTAAAGTATCTTGTTTGGCAATATAGACTTGTGAACCGTATTTGACAAGATCATTTTTCTGATAATTTACTACTGTTGAGAAATCACCTTCCCATTGAATTCCGTCTGCAAATTGACTCCAGTATGTCGCATTTGGAGGCGTATTTCCTTGTGTGTCTAGTATACAAATATATACTTTACCACCGTGTGTTACACCATCGCCTACACGATATTGCGTTGCCTGATCATATACCTGTCTAAATTTAAAGCCTTCGACCATTAAGGTCCAATATGCTGTGTTAGTTGGTATATTACCTGTTGTCTTAGTTACATTTGAATAAACATAGACATTACCGCCATATTTGACGATGTCGTTCATTTCATATTCTGTTGCGGCGTCATATACGCCTGCAAAATGAAATCTTAGTTTTCCAAGGTCTAAAATTGTTGCCATTTATTGCGTCCTGTCATTTTGTATCTACTAATATTTATGCCAACAGTCATGATAGAAACTTCATCCTAAGATGACCATCAGTATGTATTTCAAACTCAATAGCATCAATACTCCAAAAATGTTGTTTATAATCATTTGGCCCTATTACCTCAGAATATATAGTATCTGGTAGCACAATAGGATCAGTATCGTTAGCATCAATAATTTCTACAGTCAAATCTCCTGTGAGATTGTTTAATTTAAAACCATAAAATGTTTTATCACCGTACTGTGTTCCTGTGTATATTCCGCCTGTACTATCTGTTCTTGAATCGTTAATGCTCATTATGTGTTAGCCTCATCTAATAGACTTATTGATACAGTAAAAGCATTTGCTCTGTCTGCTTTAACTTTTAATGCATCTCCAGTTAGTAAGTATATTTTGTTTTGAGATGCCAAGTCAACTGTTTCATTGGGAAAAATTTTACGTTTGTGAGCGACATGTGTCACGGTCGTATCTGCATGTACTATTTCTAATGTAATAGGCATTGCACTGCCTTCAACATTTGTTGCATATGCACTATGTAAAAAATGTTGTCCAGCACCACAAGTTACAAGAGTCGTACCTGATGTTGTGTTTATTGTCGCTGTCTTATATGTGGTAAATGTAGGCATGTTCTTCCTTGTCTGTTATACTTATTTATTAAAAGTCTAACAAGCTAAACAGCCCGCTTCCGCCTCCGCCACCACCACTTACAGTACCGGCTATAAATTTTGTATTAGCTGAATCATAAACTAGTACTTGTCCATTGGTAATACCGGTTGTATCAACATCATTTAAATCATTTATGTTTTTTGATGCAAAAGCTGTATTAAAATCACTTTGACTAAAACTATCACCTGGTACAAACTTTGCACCGTCCCATACAATAGTTTGCCCACTCGTAGGAGCAGTTGTGGTTGTGTCGACATCAGTTAGATCGTCTATACTCATACCGTCAATGGTTGCAAACAATGACTTGTTCATTGTCCAACGATCATTAGCGGCATCGTATGTAAATGTTGCATTTGCTCCATCTACTGTGAGTCCTGCACCGTCAGCCGCGGCGGCATTAGCCGCACCACTAGCTATAGTAATATTAAGGTCATCTACGTCTAATTGGGTACTATTTATAGTGGTGGTTGTACCATCAACTTGTAAGTTCCCCTTAATTTGTAATAATCCAGTTGCATCACCTATAGCAGCAGGATCTAATATCATTGTTGACGGGCCTCTTAATTCTCCTGTTAAAATAATATTATTAGCAATGGTTGTATCACCATTGGCAGGATTGTGATCTACATTATTTGCAAAACTACCTAGTTCAAAATTCTTACTTGTCGCCATACATATACCCTATTCTGGTTATATGTATTTATTCTCTTTACAGTGAGTTAGGTGATGGCGTTATAAGATCATTTCTGTATATGGAAAATCGTGGACAGCTAACCTAAACAAAAGTCGATCTTCTGTTGGCTCTTCTACCCAGTGAACTTTTTTGGTGTTTAAGATAAACATATCGTTATACACAATTCTCATTTCACCGCTATCGTCTTTAATACCTAAGCAGCCGGTGTTTTTTGAAAGAGGCATTAAAAAAGCTATTTCAGAATATAAATCAGCATGAGGAGGCATACTTCCTCCAGCTTTTACAAGAAAAAAATCTAATCGAAAGTCTTTTGTTTTAATTCCATATTTTTTAAATTGTTTTAGAACAAACTTTCTTATCTTTATGTCATGCATTTCTGCTGGAATATGCTTAACATAAAATTTTGTCATTAATTTTCCATTAGTACAGTCTGGAATTCTTTCTCCATAATGTTCAAACGATTCTACCCATTCGGTTTTATCAAAATACTCTTGAAAAAATTCCATACCAAGGTTTACATCTGTCTGAATTCCATATTGTTTCATTTATTTCTCCATGCTATATATTGCCAAGAACCTGGTACAGTTTCATATAACTGATTATTAAGCGTCCATTTGGCTGTGCTTCTTTTATTTAGTTCGTCGACAAATCTCTTAAAATATTTCGACTGTCTCGGTTCTCTTGATATTACAACTTGATTATTGTTACCTTCTAGTAATAATTGTTGTTCAACCATTGCTTGTATAGTAGGTCTAAATAACTCTCTAGTAAATCTAACTCTATTTTCTGGAACTTGATATAGCCTAGATAATATCCTTGAACCTATATCTATAGTTTGAATTCCAGAAAATCCTACAATCTTTCCTTCTCTCTTCATAATAGAAATTACTTTTAGCTTTTCTATTTGGTCCATTGTATAGTTTTTAGCTAGCCAATGCGTATCTTTTAATCCGTATAATAATTTATCTATATCAGATAAATCTTCTGATTTGGTTTTTCTAGTCCATACTTCAGCCGGCCTTGTGTCGTTACTAGGTTGTTCAGTATACAACCAATCATCTATTTTACTGATAAGCATAGCTGTGTATTTCTAATTCCTGTTTCGTATGGTGTATCAATGATTTCACCATATTGTCTCATATAGTCGGGATGATGAACTACTAAAAAATACCATATTTTTGGATCTTTAAAAGGCATTGATCTAATATTCTCATATATTAATACATCATCGGGTGTAGCAACGATATAACAGAACGGTTTGTCTAATACTTGTGTATACAGATCAGATGTAAGTCTATATCCTAAAGCTGTTTGTAATTTTTCTTTATCATTACTGGGAATAAATGTACTTAGTAGTGGAGCTTCCATTTTACCAATATATTCATGCATAGTATCTACGTCCATGTGTGTAAATATACTAAACATTAAAACTAAATCATGAGGTCTAATTTCAGCCCACTCGTTACCACCATGGGGGTGGTACTGATGATTATGAGCATCCATATGAATCCACTCATGCTGAGGCCATTTAGATCGATTTTGTTCAATGATATATTTGTCAATATCTAATCCAATATAGTCAAAATCACAAGGTTGATATTCCAACATGTTTCCATGATTACACCCCCAATCGACTACAACTTTATCTTTTAGGGAAACTATATTTTCAAAATACTCACGTACATTATATTTTAAATATATTTGATTTCTAAGATTTTTAACCATTGGTTAAATATTTTTCATAAAATTGCTTGTAAGGGATATTAAGATTCCATTGAAGATTTACTCTATCCTTGTGGTTTTTATTAAAAACAGCATGTGGTTGTTTACAGTTCCATGCCCATGCCGCTTTACGTTCTGAATAACCAATGGTGTAGATAGTCTCGTCTGCATAAATTTCTAAAGGTGTATACACTTCATCTTCGTAACACATAGGGGCAATTATACTACTTGTTCTTACTGGATCACAATGAGGCAGAACATTAGATCCTTCATCTATTTTAAGAAATAAACATCCATATATTTCATCGTATTTTTCTACAATTTCGTGAGCCCAAGGATGATCAACATAAGCAAAGTTAAAGGCAAAGTATGGCTCATAAGAAGCAGTCTTTGCTTCTTCTAGTATATCTTGATATATGTCTAAAGGAATATCACAAAATTTTGATACTAAAGTCCATGGATATGTTTTTCTTCCAAATCCAATGTCTGATCTTATATTGTATTGATCTTTTGCATTTACTTGGCTATCATAGCCTTTCATGTCATTTATTTTGCGATTATTTTCTTTCTCATCGCCCATTCTAGTAATGCTCCCATATGATCCCATTTATGAAACCTTAAGTTTTTTCCTTTATGGTGTTCAGCGTGATAACCTTCGCCTGCTGCTATTAGATTTATAGCTGGTACATTTCTTGATTTCCCATTAATGTGACATAATGCATTTACCGAACCAAACCCAATTAGTGCCATTATACTAGGTATAACAGTATAAGCAACAAGAAACTGCCAAGAAATGAGTAACGCAATTAGTATTTGTACTCCCCATATAATGTGCCAATATTTATGAAAGAAAAGAATGCGAGGATTTTTATATAAATCTCTAACATATTTTGACGGAATATGATCTATCTTAAACATGCCAAAAAGTACTTTCCAAAAACCTTTGGTCAATGGAGAGTGCGGATCCAGTTCTGTGTCAGAGTGATGATGATGCATTCTATGAACACCCATCCATCCAATGGGACTTCTGAGTCCTATTAGGTTTGTTGACCATAACACAAATATTTCATATAACCAATTTGCTTTAAAAGCCTTGTGTGCAAAGTACCGATGAAGACCGGCTGATACTGAAAAATGTGCTATAACAAGATACCAAATAAATCCATAAACAATATACATCTTATCCCCTATAATTAACTATATGTATTTATACTCAAGTATGTAATTGGTTTTGACATATACTTTTTCCTTCTTCGTATGTCATATCTTTGACAAAATATCTTATTAAGATTCTTTCTTTGTTGACTTTTGGTACATAATGCATTACATTACCTGCATTAAACAATATACAATTATAAAATATATCATAATGTTTATCTTCAATAATAAATTTTAAAGGAGTTTGGTTATCTTCTGTTAACAATATGTTAATAGCAAAACCAACATTATTTTTTGCGTTGAAATGATCTTTGTGCGGGCTTATTGCTTCACCAATGGGTAATTTATAAAATGATATTGTTTTAATATCTTTTTTAAATATATTTTTTATTTGTGAATAAACATTATTAATTTCATTATATTTTTTTAAAAATTCAAAGTTATCAATTCTGGCTTCATAAATACGCCTTGTCGCTCGTGTTTTATTATAACCAATACACTCGCCTTCGTTAATTAACTTTTGTTTATCATAATTTAATTTAATTTCATAAATGTACGCATCAAAATTCATTACCAACTATCCATTATTTGTAAAACACCTTTATCTAAATTGCTATATGTTTTATAATCATTAATCATAGTGTATGCTTTGTCGGATACTCTAGGTCTCTTATAAAGATTCAATTCAATGGCTTTATCAAGGAAAATAAAAAACCTTTCTATTCTTTTTTTATAATCACTGTGTTTACTCTCCCATATAAATGAGTTTGTAACATTTAAAATATCAAATCTTTCATGATCCATTGCAACAGGAGTTCCTTCAATAACATGCATAGGATGATCCATATGTATTAAATTTACTACATTCGGATATTTAGCAAACAGACTTAAAATATTGACTGATTGATCAAAATCATTATCAGTTTCAGTTGGAAAACCTACAAAAAACAATGGAACCATTTTTAAACCAACTTTGTTCATTTCTTCTAAATGAAATTCAATACTTTCATTAGAAAAATATTTTCCTAATTCTTTTCTAACTTTTTCACTTCCTGATTCAATTCCTATTGTAGGTTCGTTATATCCAGCTTCTTTCATAAGCGAAAACATTTCAAGAGGTACTTGATTTTTTTCTCTCATAATAAATTGACCACCAATGGAAAATTTAGCTTTTGTAAGTTTTTTGTATTGACTTATCCAATTCATTAAATTCATAAATTCTTTTTGATTACCATTGGTTAAACTATCAATTAAATAAAACTTTTTTACATTATATTTTTCATACAAATTAATAATTTCATCAGCAATATGCTTGCCACTTCTCCATCTGAATGTTTTCCAAAGTAAAGGCACATTACAAAATGCACATTTTCTAACACATCCTCTAGATCCTCTAATATAATAATGAGGATCTTTATAAGCTGACATATCAATATTTTCATAATCCGGAGTAGGTATATCTTCTTGATTAATAATATCTTGAGGTTCAAAATTATTAATTCCAGGATAATTCATATTACCCCTAAGATATTCTACAATACTTTTTTCTGCATCTCCACAAATAAAATCATCAATTAAGTTTTTGTTTTGTAAATTTATAAAATAATCTTTATTGTTATCTAAACCGTATGATGATTTGTCGGGAGGTGCATCTCTTACTGCCGGACCTCCTATTAAAATTTTTATGTTTGGATAATTTTTTTTAACTTCTTTAACAATTATATCAATACCCGGATAAGACCAACTTGAAAATGCACATAAACCTAAAATTTTTGGATTATCCTTTTTAACAATTTCATCAAAAAAAACATTCCAAAAATTTATATATTCTGTCTCAATTTTTTTAATTTTTTCAGTTATCAGAGTGTTGTCCAAAACTTTCCATATATAACTTAACTTAGTATCAATTGTTTTATTATAAAACCATATATTAAAATCATAACAAGTAGAAGTAAAATTAGATTGTTTTATACATGCTTGAAGTTGAGTAAGGGATAACAAAGGTCCTTTGACTGTTAATTTTGGTATACATATTAACGTAATGTCAGTTTTAGATGCGTGATTATCTTCTATGCTTACTATCTTAGTCAAAGTATTTCTCAAATTCTAGACAATGATCTAATATATTGTCATTTCTTAGTTTATCAAGGTCTATTGTAAAGTCAATAAAAGTATTCCACTTATCTTGATCAAATTTACGATTGCGTAAACTTTTGCATAAATTTTTAAAGTCGTCTATATCCTGTAACTGATCTAAAGCAATATCACGCATTTCATTAGGTACATTTAAGGGACTCAAGTAATCTGGTGAGATTACTGAATTGTAAGTAAAGGCATTGGTTGCATCTACTCTATCATATTTATATTGCCATTCATGTAGCAATTTATACAACTCTAATAGGTTCAACAAGTTGTAATTTTGTAGGGTAACATTAAAGTTAATCTCAACGTTTTCTAACTTATTATACTTTCTCATATTTTCTTCAATTTGAGCAATATCATATTTGCCACCACGTATGTAACTATAACGTGTTCCTGTACCTTCAATACTGAATACTAGGTTTATTTTTTTAAACTGGCTTAGTAGTTTTAAAATACGTGGATTTCGTACTGTGCCATTTGTAGTATATAACAAGTGTACATCAGTCATACCTTCATCAATCATCCACTGTAGGAAATCATCATGATGTTTAGCAAGCATTGGTTCGCCACCTTTGAAGTCTATCCTCTTAATAGTCCTAATGTGCGGTAATATATTCTGAATATCTTCCACAGAAACATTGCGTATACTCTGTGGCTTACTATTCTTCTGATATCGACGGTCCTTCACGGCTAAGGCAACCTCTTCCTCAAACCAACTATTGCTTGCCCACGATCCACACATACGGCATTTTAGGTTGCATATGTTTGATAGGTTTATATCTGCCTGTACGATTTGTGGATTGTTTACTATTAGGTCTGTTGTAGGTTCAGTAATGTATTTTCCAAACTTTTGATCGAACCATGTTCTTCTACTATGTCCTACTTGCTCTTCTCTCTCCCAACAGCTATTGCAGTCTTTTGGTTTTTCACCATTTAGAAATTCTTGACGTAAGTCTTGCATACGCGGACTATTCCAGTTTTCCATAATTGTTGGATATTCAGTATTAGGAGGTCTTCCTTTAGCGGAAAATAGACAACAAGGTTTTATATCGCCAATTGCACTTAAACAAATTGCATGCCAAGGCATTTTACATATCATTTATGTTTACGCCTTCACAGTCTATATTAGACATTATACTTTTTCTTTATTTGTTCTCTTAATTTATCACTTAATAATACATCAAGTTTAAGTGTGTATGTATCAACATTTGCTGATTCAACTCCGTGCCAATCTGATACATCTAACCAATTTATTCTACCATTAAAATAATGTTTTGTTTTCATCTGAGGTTCTAACATATATAAAGGTTTGATAGTACCAAAACATATGTTCAAAATCCTATCATACTTTTCAATTGGATCAGCACCAGGCAGAAATTGTGGGTCAATATGTGGAATAGATTCGTGTCCGGCTTTTACTTTAAGAATTGATGCTCTTCCTAATCCTTTTGTTGGAAGATCTTCAATAAATTTTTTTAACTTAGGAAAAAATTTAGAAAATCTATTCCACGGTCTATAACTATAAAAATCAGAATCACCATACACACTATCTGTCAGTGGAACTACTTCCCAATCAACTTTTGCCTCACCTTTTTTAATCCAGTATCTTTCACCATTATCTTTTTTGCCTATTAACAACGATGGTAATTTAGGAAACATCTTTTGTATTTCAATATCAACCTCATGGTATTTTTCTTTATCAATACTAATAAATTCATCTAAACTTATTGGCATGCTTTTTTCTAATATATTTCTCATCGTTTTCCTCTTTTAAAAGTGCGGTTATACATATCAATATTTATTGAAGGTAGTTCAATTTTATCAGTAGATAAAACATTTTGCCAACACAACATACTTATTTTAGGATCTCCGCCACATACATAATACATTCCATCTAATAATTTAAATTTTAGTTTTTTATCAATTCTAGTATCTAACCATCTTTTTACTGCATTTCTTCTACTTAATAATTGTACTGAAACAAATGGAATCAAATTTAACTCTTTAGCAATTTCAAATTGATGTGGAATAAGTTGACCAGAACATAATCCTCCATGATCATCATTGTTTTTTATATTTGGTTTTTTTGAAGAAAAACCATTTCCGTTTTTTACTCTAAATTGTTGAAACGTATACATTCTATCGACAATTTTAATTATATTTTTAGGCCACGAAGTATGTTGATACATTGCTGCAAATGAAACTATTTGATTTTTTTCCTTCAAAATATGAAATTTTACAAAATCTCGTTTGTGTAAATCAATATAGTTTTTTGTATTTCTGTGATTAGGATTATTTGAATCAACTGCTTCAAATGATAATTTTTTAATTAATTCCTTATCTTCTGTAATATCAATTATTTCCATAGGTTCCAACTTGTTCTGCATAATATTCAAACGCTGGAGATAGTCTATAGTCATGTGTAATGATACCTCTTCTTTCACTACCTCTATCTATAACTCCTTCTTCGTCAACTGTCCAATCAGTTAATTTACATAACATTTGACCGGCTTTTGTGTCAAACGTAAAAACTCTGGTGTTCTTTTCATTAAAACCGTCTATATTTTTCGAATCCATTATATCATTAACTTTTTTGTTTGTAAGCACTGAAATAATCTCAGCTAATTCTTGTAAGCTATATGTTTTTTCATTTAAAAAATTACCCATCTTTCCAATTGATTTTGGTCTTAGCATTATTGGAAACTTCATTGGACTAAATTTTATATCATATTGTAGTGCTTTATCAACTACAAATTCTAACAATGGTTTTAAAGTATGTAAATTTAAAGGTGTTAATATTGTATTAATATGAGGTACTATGTTATTTTTTAAACAATTATCTAATGCTTTAGTTTTTTGTTTTGCATACTTACCATTATCATAAATTTGATATGTTTCGTTACATAAACCGCCATTCATACTAATCCCTAATGTGTTGAGTCCTGCTTTCTTCAACTTTTGTACAAAAAATTCATTTGACAATTTTAAACCATTTGTTAACATTGAAGGCCTGTGTCCTTTTTCTCTAATTAATTTGATTAAATCTAATATTTGTGGATTCATCGTGGGCTCAGCTCCTAATAATCTTATATCGCAACGATTAGGTAAATTCCCTAATACCTCTGAAAGTCTATCAAAATCAACATCAGGAATGTTTTTGTTGTTCAACATATCACCTAAATAACAATTAGAGCATTTCATTTGACAAAAATATGTAGTTTGTACTAAAATTGTTTTAAAAGTGTTATTTTGTGGTTCTATAGTATTATAATGCATTATACATTCCATTATATATTAATGCAGGTCTACCCAACTACCATTTGCAAAAACTTGAGCTTTATATGTAGTAGTATTATAAATCATATCGCCGTCAGCGGCTGTTATTGCATTTCTGTTTGTGGTTGATACATTATATAATCTCAATGGACTCTGATCTACATGTACTCTACTACTAGAATTGGCTCGTAGTGTGATACTACTCGTACTGGTAAGAATCGGAGCACCTGCTTGAGTACTGGTTAGTGTACCAGTTACTGTAACATTATCGTCTAGTGTAATTGTGTTACCACTACTAGATAATGTACTACCGCTGAAACTTATATCACCAGTACTTCCGCCTCCGCTAGCAGTAGCAAAACTTAATACTCCTGCTCCGTTAGTTTGTAGCACTTGTCCTGTTGTCCCGTCTGTTGTTGGAAGTGTGTATGCAGATGAAATTCGTACACTATCTGCAGAACTTCCTAAAGCAATTTGATTTGTTGCAGTAGTTGACACTGTGTCACCAATTGCAATAGAGTCATTATGTGAACTAGTACTAGCATATCCAATAGCAACTGACCTCGTTGCTGACGCTATTACTTCACTACCTATTGCTATTGCGTAATCTCCTGACGCCTTTGTTTGAAGACCAGCCGCAAAACTGAAATCACCCGTAGCTCCGTATGTTGTTGAATTACTGCCAATTCCAAATGCTATTGAGTTACCTCCTGAAGCATTACTGTTTGGACCAGCAATAGATTGAAAAGATGCCTTAGCGTTATACCCAAGAGCTATACTTTGTATACCACTTGCAACACTAGTCTCGCCAATTGCTACGGCATCATTCCCCGTTGCTGATGCACTATCACCTATAGCTACCGCATTATTTCCAGTGGCATTAGGTTGTCCTGCAGGACTATTTTCGTTTGCATTATATAAATCAGTTCCGCCACTTGACTGTCCTATCCATGAATAGTCTGTACCATTCCAAGCTAGGATTTGTCCTGTTGTAGCACTACTTTGATTTAAATGGGTATCAACATTACTGTCACTATATTGTGTAGCGGCGTCTGTAATTCCATAACCACTGATTGTAGTAGGTTTACCTGTTAATGAGCTAAATGCTCCATTAAACAATGTTGGCTTACCTGTTAAACTATTGTATGCGCCATCGAACGCATCAGTAATTCCATATCCTGCTATTGTTGTTGGCTTACCTGTTAAACTTGCAAATGATTGTGCTGGTACACTTGTTAAAAATGAACTCGTGTCTGGCGGGGTGTATGTAAACACACCTGTTACGTTATTGTAAGCAACATCACCATCACCACTTGCAGTACCTTCAGCACCAACACTTAGATCTGTTAGTGAAATACCAGATCCACCGCCTCCAGTTGCATCTGCAGCTGGCGCCCATTCTGATCCTGACCACTTGAGAACTTGTCCAGTACTTGGTGAAGTTGAACTTACGTTTGATAAATCTTCAAGAGCTGTTGCTCCGCCTCCGCCGCCTGTACTATCAATGGTAAGACTATTGGCTACATCATTGTATGTAAGTGTAATATTTGTGCCGGCTACTAATAAGTTGTTTACTTCATCTTGAATGTTTTCAGGATTCTGATAGAGATTTGTTGTACCTTCAGTAATATCATCACTGCTAAATGCAGTGTTAACACGAATTAATGCTTCCCAAGCGGTAGCAGATGAATTGTACTGCCAACCTCTGCCTAGTGCTACGAATGTTTGTCCATTAACTGGATTTGTTGGAAAATTTATTGCCATATGTATATCCTAGTCTGATATACATATTTATGTTTAACTTGGTGTAGATTTTCCTATGTAAGGCATTATGCACTCTCTAATTGTGTTATTCTAGCTTCTAATTCTTGTATAGTTTTTACTAACAGTGGTACTAGTTTAGCAGGATCTACGCTTTGATATTTAGGATCACCCACGTTAACATTAGGATTGTCATCTGAACCTGCCTCATCATACACTTCGTCTTTTGTACCACTAGTAGATATAGGTACTATCTCACCTACTTCGTGAGCTAAAAACCCTTCTGAACTCTCTCCAGAATTTATCCAATCAAACGTAACTGGATTTAACTGTTTGAGTCTTTCGGTTGCTCCTGTCATTGGAACAACATTTTCTTTTAATCTGTAATCTGAAGCTGATTGGTACTGTGTTACATTTGTACTAGTAACGACAATACCACCACAATAGGTTGAATTATTATAGAATGTACTTAAGGTTCCTGTAGCCGAAGATACACCATGGTTTGTTATCCAATAGTTAGATGTACCTGTACAAGAAACATAATGACCATTTGCGCCATTAGCATATGTAGTGACACCTTGTCCATCTGCGGTGCCTGTTGGACTAAAAACAGCTCTTCCGCTACCAGCAGATATCAATGTCATAACTCTTGTTAAACCTGCGCCGCCAGCTCCAGATGTTCCTCCAGTTCTAACTTTAAATATCATATCACCGGTATAGTTAGAGGTTCCTGTTAGACTTATTCTACCACTAGGATTACCACTGTCATCATAGTGCCTAAAGTCAAGCATGGCTTCATCTGTACCAGCAAATGCTCCGTCAGTTTGAATTAGTACCTTGCCTCCACTACTGGCGGCGCCTCTAACTCGTAGCTTATAATCAGTACTATGTCCACCAATACTAACATTGTTTGAGCTATTAATATAAAGTGAAGGAGTGTCAGTTTCTAAATTTGTTGTACCTGTGTAAAAACGAAGATCCATGTTTCCGCTTGTATCTGTTGCTCTACTTACTATGCCTGCATAGTGTGGAGCACTACCAGTACTTGAATCTATGTTTTTAAAAGCTATTGCTCCTATATGAGCACCTGCTCCGATATTTGAAGAAGCATTATTTCCTATGATAAGGTCTCCCCCATCGCCTCCGGATATTTCTAAAACTTTAGCTAGACTGTGAATTCCTGCTGGACTTTCTGTACCAATACCAACATTACCATCACCTCGTACATAAAGGTAAGAATTAGAGCCATCTTTGTCATACACTCTAAAACTAGCATCAGCACTAGTGCTTCCTGCATTAATTCCCATACCCCAACTAGTGCCTGACCCTGCATTGCCTTTAACAAATATAGCATTTGAGCCTGCAATTCCCATCACTGCTAACTTTGCACCTGTTGAGGCTGGATCGCTAAAGTTAATCCCAACACCACCATTTTGTCCATCAAACACAACCATATCACTATTACCACCAGCATTGAATCTAATATCAGCATTTGCTTCCTGATTGGTTATATAAAAATTACTATCAGCCCACTGTGCCATAAATGTACCATCACTGGCTGTGTGACCAGTTGCTCCAGTACTAAATCTTATTTGAGCTCCTACACTTGAACTGCCTACTTGACTAATATGAAAACTTGCACTGTCATAGTTTGATGCAGTAGGAGTTGGACTGTTAGTACCAAGTCCCATGTTGCCTGATGAATCTATAGTAACTTGTGTTACACCACCTGCGCCTAGATTTAATTTACCAGCTGTATGTTCGTACTCTACTCTACCTTGATATGCCGCAGTACCAGTTGTTCCGTCTGCAAATCTCAATTGACTTTCACCACTTGAATCTGCTAGTATAGTTAAAACTTCAGTACCAAGTCCATCGCCAACTAATGCACCATTATCAGTTGTTTGAAATTTAGATGTATTATTATAATAAAGTGTTTGTCCTGCACCAGCATTGGTTTGTATACTTGTTTTAGTACCTGCGGCATTTTGCAAATATGTTGTTCCTGAACGAATAAAAATGCTACCTGTACCAGTGTCATCTATAAAACTATCTGCTCCACTGTGATATATTTCTAAGTCACCGTCATCACCCAACTTAATTTTATCAGCATCACCTAATGCAAGTGTTTGTGCAGTGTTTGTATCCACTGTAATAGTTGTGCCTTGAACAGTTAAGTTACCTGCCATTGTAACGTCACCTGTAAAGGTTCCGCCACTACTAGAACTTACTACATCAGCCAAAGTGAATGTGTGTTGTGCAATAATTGTAATTTCATCGCTAACAGCCGCACCGGCGCCTAGTACAATACTAGTGCCGTTGGTTGCAGTATAATCATCAGGTGTTAGTAAGATACCATTTTGATAAACGTCTACAAAACCTGGTGTGTATGAAGCACTAAAAGTTGTCTGACTGGCTGTAGCAGTAAATGTATATAACTGCCGTCTGCCCTGTTCTAAACCCTGTCCAATATATGGCATTTAACTATCCTGTTCTATACACATATTTATTCACCGGGAGTGTTAGCGATTATGTGTGCTTCATACGCTGACTTTACTGCATCGGTATGTACTACACCACATATTGCTTGAACTTCTGCACTTTCACCTGAAATGTCTGCATCTGGTGCTACAACATGACGTGAAAAAGTTCTTGAAATTTCTGCACCATCTTCTTTTATAATAGTAGCAGTCCTCACCTGGATGAGTTTAAACTCGCCTACTACTTCAATTTTATCTTGTTGTATTTCTTTTGTAATCGCCATTTTATTTCTCCTTTTGTCCACCTTTAGAATCCACTAAAGGTAATTTATTATCATGCCGCTGTATATGTATAACCAAACATTATATAAGCACCCGCATCTGATGGTAGCTCAGCTGTATAACTATTATTTTGTACATACTCAACATAACAAGTAGTTGAACCTGGAGCCATAAAACAACCAATATAATAACCCCCGCTTGGAATAGTCCAGTTATATAGTCTTACAGCACCAAAAGTATGACCTTCTCCCTCAGTATTACCAACGTGAGTAAATGGAAAATTACTTATCCTAAAACCAGCACTACCATTGCTATTTTCTACTCTTACTTGACCAGTTATAGTAACCAATCTACCTACTTTTGTATAATGTAAAAGATCATAGTTCGCGTATAAAGTGACACTATTGCCAGCAGTTGCAGTAAATGTGCCTTCTTCATAATCGTCTAGTGTATTTGCCGCTGTAGCATCTACGCCACTGCCTAGTTCTATTCCAGCGGGTGTAGAAATAACACCAGAAGCGTGTATCCGTGTCGCAGTATAAGTTCCAGTTCCAGTGGCTGTTATTGGTGAAAGAGAAGTTGTACCTGATTGAAAGTTAAAATCAAATGGTCTATTACCTGCAGTTGTGTTTAGATAAGGAGTTCCAGCATACCAAGTTGTATCATTCTCTTCATTGAAAAGAAAAATACCTTGCCCTCTAACACGAGCGTCATAACCAGTATCACTCTTTAAAGCCATTGCACCATGCGTATAGCCATAGCCAGCTCCAGTTACATTTAATATTGGCTCTGATGTAGCTGATTTAATAGACATTACTTCATCTAGTGTTTGTGCCGCACCTGCCGCCACAGTAGGTGCATGATAAAAAACAATATCATCACCCATTTGAATAAGTTTACCAGCGGAGTTGGTAACAGCCGTGTAACTTGATCCATCGAAGTATGAGTTTTTAGAAAATCCGTTATGACTTATAGCATAATCTTGAGTGCCTACTGTTAAGTATGCACTATCGGCAGAAGGAATTGAAGTAGTACCAATACCAACATTACCCGAGCTATCAATAATTAATCTATATGCACTAGCAGTATTATCCATAACACCAAAACTATTTCCTAAGCCTGCGCCAGTACTATTGTTACCTACATATAAACCATATTCACGTCCGCCTGTGTGTGTATTTTGTAATATAAGTCCCGAACGATTGCCATCACTGCCGGCATATACAATTTTTGCTTGAACAACATCTCCAGAAGTGCCTCTTACTGTCAAAGTTTTGTCCGGACTAAAAGTTCCAATACCAACTTTAGCGTCTGCTTTAGCCGCCAACACAGAAGTGTTACCTGCATCGGACCTTACCGTTAAAGCATAATCTACTGACGCTGTACTGCCTACTTCTATAATTACGCCATCACCATTTGAGGTATTTGACTGTCTAAATTCAGCCGCATAAACATTGCTATTAGTGACAACATCTATCGGAGCACTTGGAGATCCATGTCCAAAACCAACATGACCACTACTGTTTATAGCTAAAGAATTACTAGGAGCTTGTTGCATATAAATTGGTGTAACAAATCCACTAGCTCTGTCGTCATTTGCACGAATTATATTAAAATCACCGCCGCTAATTTGAAATCCCCAATTTCGCTGATTGCTTGTTGCATCAGTATCTCTAAGCCATAGTTGAGTAGTGCCTGTGCTATCAAAGATTGCACCGTTATTGTGAGCTGTGCTTACAACATTAAGTTTACCATCTGTACCGGTTGTACCAATACCAACATTACCAATGTTTGTTATGTTTTTTGTATTTGCATCTAAGTTGCCACCAAGTTGTGGAGTCGTATCAAAAATAATATCTGTTAAGCCTAATCCGCTACCACTAAAACTAGTAGCTGTTAGTGTACCAGTAACACCAACATCACCGCCAAATGTGCCGCCTGCACTTTTACTTACAGTGTCTTCAACCGAGATTGGTGTGGATTTTCCAATGTATGCCATTATTCACTCTCTGGTTCTGTTGTTGTTGCTTTAGATACAACACCTAAATCATATGCTTGAGTCACTTGTGCATCTTCACCTGTGGCAATCGATATATCATTTGCATTACAATGAGCTACTAGCAGTGAAATAATTTCTTCTTTGGCAATTCTAGCACGATTGGTTACTGCATTATCAGTCCAAACGTCGATATCTATCATCACTGTTTCAAGTGCTTTTTTCTCTGTATCTGTTATACTAATTGTAATATCTGGCATGTGTTTCTCCGTTTGTATTATTTACCCTACTAGTGATCCGCTAAAGCCTGGATAATGAATAGTACCACTCACATAGTTATTTGTCCATAAGCAAGTAACATAATCATTCGCGGATAGATCACAGTACATATGGTGTATCATAGGCACGCGATTTGTCTGTTGATTCATTTGCATATATGATTTATTAGAACCGTTTATACCCATATAAAACCAAAGGTATCCAGAACCAAAACTAGATGCCATACATTGGAATTTAAAGTAGTATTTGCCAGCTATAGGTGCTGTAAATCTGCCAGTACTTGCATTAAAATGACTACCGTTATTAAAACTATGGTTAACATTTGAAGCCCACACATTACTACTCGACATTGTTTGAGTACCAGTGGTAGTAATAGCATGATCTCTTGTTCCCAAGTACGAAAACATTGGTGTACTAGGTTTTGTTACATAACCTTCTTTAGATATTTCCATTTTTGTTGAAACAGCATTATTGTTGCCTTCACTTGTTTGCAACTGAATGTAAGATCCTGCCGCCGCTCCAACAATATTAATACCACCCCAACTTTTAGCAGTATCACGTTTACTACCATCAATCATATCTCTTTGTGTAGATAATTGCAAACTTGTTCCGTCAAAGTTGATAAATGCACTATTTGCTGTGCCACTAGTTGAATCTAATTCTATTTGTGGTCCGCCACTAGCACTGGTTTTGATATGCAATATATTTGATGGACTACTTTCACCAATACCAACTTTGCCATCAGACACAATTCTTAAATGTTCAGTTTTATTTGTTGAACCATCATCGTCGACTTGTCCAATTTGAAACTCGCCAGTGTTGTTTGCGATATATCGCATTTTATTTGCGTTATTCTCATCTTTTAAAAGAATATAAGGACCGTTAGAACCAATTGAAAGAGAGCTAACAAAATGATTATCAGTTAACGCAACTGGGGTCATTCCTATTCCAACATTTCCGCTAGAATCTATTTTTAGTTTACTACCATTATTGATATAAAATCCTATTGTACCATCTGCTTGTTTAGAATGTATTGACAGTTCTCCGTCCCACTGCCCAAAAACACCCATTTTACTATCTGTGTTGTCTCTGAGGTATAATGCCGCTCCGTTAGTACCGTTGACATCTAATGCTTTACCAAAACCACTCGAGTCTACAGGTGTATTGGCACCAATACCAACATTTCCTGTAAATTGAGGATCAGCTAAAGGTGCTTTAGTTGCTATACTATTTGTGACTGTAGTTGCAAAGTTTGCGTCATCTCCCAATGCCGCGGCAAGTTCATCTAGCGTGTCGAGTGCCGCCGGAGCATCTGATAACATTGTTGCTAGTTGTTTTGATTTACCCATTACGTCTGCTCTAATACACTCAGTATAACATCACAACTACTAGCAGTATTACTGGTTACTATAATAGTATCAGACGCTTCTGCAATAATTTTTCCATCTAGTACACTCAATGCACCTCCACTTGGTATGGGTGCATCTTTAACAATATATGTTGTTCCTAGTTGGGCACTTGCTGTAATTTGTGATGCTGTTCTATTAGCAAGATTGAGACCAATCACAATACTAGTTGTTCCTCCTGCTACTGTGTAAACAGTTGTTGGTGATGTTCCAACACTACCTGATTGATAATTTTTAAATGTCTGTGCCATATTCTATCCTAACGCTATTGCCAATGCAGTTGCTTCGGCAATAATATCTGTAAATTCCTTATCGTCTAATTTGTCAGCGTTTAAGTTGCTGACCATTGTTGTACTTGCTACTGTAAATGGTGCAGTACCTGTTGCTATTGTGCTTGCTAGTGTATTTACACTGATATCATTTGTAGTTGTTGCACCTCTGCCAGTTACACTATCTAATGTATCTGCTTCAGTTACTAGATAATCTGTACCAGCAACTGCGGCTGATATATTACCACTACCGTCTGCTTTAACAAGACCTGTAACAGCACCTACTATAGGATCTGTTTCTGTAAAACTTGTTAAGTAACCTGCACTTGCATGATTTCCCCATCCAAATGCTGTATTCCAGTTTGCACTTCCTGCATTTGTAATTCTAGCATCTGCTCTAGCATTTGTGTAATATAAATTTGCTGTACCTTGACTAAGTGAATCTGTATCATGATTACTAATATCACTCACTGTGCCTATTACATTACCAGCAAGAGATTTGTTAATTGCCCAACGATCATTTGTACTATCATATGTAAGTGTTGCTCCAGCTCCGTCTACAGTAAGTCCAGCTCCATTGGCGGCACCTGCATTTACAGCACCTTTGGCTACAGTGATATTGAGATCAGTAACGTCTAGTGTAGTACTATTGACAGTGGTAGTAGTTCCATCTACTTGTAACCCACCTTTGATCTGAACAAGTCCTGTATCATCTCCAATAGCGGCTGGGTCTATTACAAAAGTAGCCGGGCCTGCTAGATATCCGCCTACTGTTTGATGTCCCATCATTTGGACATTGCTTTTTACCATAAAATCTTTTAATGCCATATTACACCAACGTACTTGTTCTTGTTAATTTGTATTGTGTGCTATTAGTACTAGCACTGGTTGTTAGTAGTCTAACATTACCACCGTTTACATCTGCATCTAGTGTAAACAGTTCAGCACTACCTGTCATTACAATACCATAAACACTGACGTATGCAGTGGATCCATCGTGTATTAGTAATGCTTCTGTAATTTGATACTCGTTACTAACTGTATCAGTAGCTTGTATAACATATTTGCAACTTCTAAATTTTGTTGTTGCAAATGTGTCTATTGCAGATTGTGTTGTTGTTGCTAGAGTTGTTGCAGCAGTTTCTAATGTGCTTACACCATTTATACGGATAGCTCCATCCACATGTAATTTTTCCAGTGGATTAGTCTGACCAATACCTACATTGCCTGTAGTATCTGGTATAATCTCAATATCTCTACCACTAGTACTGACAATTTGATGTGTTACTACATCTAAGTTGCCACCTAATTCTGGACTAGTATCTTCATTTACATTTGTAATGCCACTACCACTAAGTGCATTAACACTAGTAAACGCTAGTTGTCCACTACCATTTGTTGCAAGTACTTGATCTAAATTGCCATCTGCTGTTGGATAATTAATACCACTTATTACAACTTTTCCTGTTCCGTCTGGCTGTATTGTAATGTTGCCACTACTAGTGCTTACAATATTTTTTCCGTTAACATCTAAATTACCGCCTAGTTGTGGAGTTGTATCTTCAAGTAAATTACTAATAAATCCGCCTTCAACTGCTAGTTTTTTCCATACAGTATTAGTACCATCATAGTACTCCATTTTTTGGTCATCGGTATTGTATCTAAATATACCTTGTACAGGAGTTGGTCTTTGAGCTGTAGTTCCAGTTGGTCCTTGTATACCTCCTGTACCCACTGCACCAAATACATTACCTGTCCAGTATAATGCATTCGAACCAATTAATTCACCGCTTATAGCTGTATAAGGAATCTGCGTAGAACTTAAATTTTGTGCTTTTAAACTAGTTGCTTCTAAGTTACCTGCATTGTCAATACTAATTAATGTGTGGTTTGTTAATCCTAATTGTGGAAGTGTAATAGCAACTATTTCTCCAGTAACGATAATATCAATTTGATCACCGTTGCTAGGTGTTCCTACAAAAGTTACTACACCTCCTGTTTCAGTATAGTCATTTGTTCTCTGCATTAATACACCGTTTAAAAATACCATGCTAACAGTTCCATCGCCTACATTAGCATCAAATGCTTGTGTAGATCCGTTTGCAGTAAAGTTTACTGGAATAAAACCTGTATCAGCACCACTAACAACAGATACCCATTCACCGCC